ACGCAAGCGGTACGGGAGTGGATGAAGGTTAAACCCGTCCGGCTCCGCGACCCGAAGACAGGGGCCTATATCAAACAGACAGAAGCGAAACTAAACTCCGCCGCGTTCCTGATAGCCCGCAGCATCAAACGTAAGGGAATACCCGGCGTTCGTTATTTCGTTAACGGCTTCGACGTTGCCTTCCGCAAGAAAGGGAAGGAACTAGCGGAGGCCGTAGGTATGGAATTCGCTAAGAAACTAGTAGCCAAAGCGAACCCGATAGAAATCACTCTAAACGCGTAATTATGGCCGCGTCTTTTACGTCTAACCCGTCCGAAACGTGGATGCCCGCCGGGCAGCCCCTTATCTACACGCTCCAAACGTCCCTCACGATTACGGACACGTTCGCGTTTATCGTGCAGGTATTCGAGAACGGGACGGAAATAGGGAAATACTACCTTAAGCCCAATTCTAACGACCGGGCGCATTTCGACCTGAACCGAGTAATTCAGGCGCGGACGCGGGTAGACGAAAAGGTATACGGCGCTTCTACCCTGCTCTTCGATTACTCCGCGCTCCCGTACACCCGTAGCAACGGGAACATGAACAAGTACGAGGTAAAAATCGGGGAGTACACGGGCACGGAGGCGCTCGCACAGGCCACGAAGTATATCTACGTGATGGACGGGTACGAGCAGGTTACTAGTGGCCTGCATCCCTCGTTTGCGGATTACTACGGAACCGCCAGCACGAAGAAGTTTTGGCTAACCGACCGGGAACCGGTAAATAACGTAATCACGATAGAAGCGGCGGACGATGACGAAGGATTTATGGCCTTTATCAATAAGGACACCGTTTCGGATGTTACGCGGCTGTCTTTCCTTCTCGTGCCCCCGACGGGTTCACCTACTACGGTAACGAAAGACCTCAACACGACCAACGACCTCGTGGAAGCAAATTACCATTACCCCGCAGAACGCGTCTGGGACTCAAGAAGGGAATGTACTGTCTATCATTCGGGACTGCACAGACTACAAAGACCAAGCGGTACAGGTAGCGTTCGCGAACTCGCGGGGCGGGTGGGACTACCTCAAGTTCGAAGGGCGTCCGGGGCGTAGTATCACGACCGAAGAAAAGACGTACCGAAAAGCCCTCGGCAATTACGACGCGGTTACCTATACCTTCCAAAGTTTCAACCCGGAGGTAGAAGCGTACCAGAAGACCGCGAAACTTCAGTACACCCTGAACGGCGTGTTTAACGTCGCAGATTCTAAACTGCTCCCGTTCCTGCTCCGCTCGCGGAAGGTGTACGCGAAAATCGACGGGGTATGGAATCCGGTAACGGTCACGACCTCGCAGGCTAATTACAAAACCACTGCAGACGGACGCGTGACCCAGATGGCCCTAAACGTAGAACTCGCTCAAGTTATCCGATGCTAACGATTCTTGCATACCGGACCACGTGGAAGGAACTGGAGATTTACGAGTTCGAACCCGTAAACCTCACGTACGCGTTTACGGATATTACCGAGGTCAACAAACCGACCTCCGGATACTCGCAGACGTTCCGGGTTCCCCTGACCCCGAAGAACGAGGACGTATTCGGACCCTACACCCTCGCACAGGTTCCGGCCTACGACCTCAAAGAGAAGATACCCGTTCGTCTAATGGACGGCGGGGTATTGATTATGCAGGGCTATATCCAAGTAAAAGGGTGGTATTTGACCAAAGGACAGTTTGTAGACGTAGAACTAGCTTTCTTTGGGGAGACGGCGGACCTCGCGAAATCGGTCGGGGAGTCCCTTTTGTCGGACTTGGATTTATCGGCCTTTGACCACTCTGTAAGTTACTCAAACGTAACGGGGAGTTGGAGCGGGTCCCTCCTTTCGGGAGACGTGAGGTACGGCGTAGTGGACAGGTTTCGGAACTGGAACGGAACGACAAACCCCGGCACCTCGAAGATGTACCCTTCGGACTTTACCCCGTTTATCCGGGTCGAGGAGGTGGTAAAAGAAATCTTCGACACGGCGGGCTTTGAATACGCGTCTACGTGGCTAGCAGGGCAGTCCGACCTATACATGATGCTACACGGGGGAGGGCGTAACCTACGGTTTACCGAAGACCTCGATTCTATGAAGTTTTGGGTAGGCAGGACCTCCGACCTGACCTTGACCGCTCCTACTACATTTACAGACGTTACTTTTCAAGAAGGCAGCCCCTTCTATGATTTAGGGGCCGACTTTGCTACCGCTACGTGGACCGTTCCCGTGACGGGGTTCTATACGATGTCTTTTTATTATAACGTAACTATTGCCACGCCGGGGGCTACGGCTCAATTAAGACTGACGGACGGAACGACAAGCTATACTATTGCTCCAACTTTAGGGGGCCTCAATGTCCAGAGATTATTCTCCGGAAATTTCACCGCAGGTACCACGTGGAAATTACAGGTTAAGACGAGCGCGGGAGATATTACCTTCAAATCAAATGGCAGCAAAGTAGGAATAGGAGGAACCTCGTGGCATATCACAAGCGTGCTCCCGTGGGTTTCGACTCTGGACACCGCGCGGAACATGCCGAAGATGCGGCAAATCGATTTCCTGATGGGTCTTCAAAAGTGTTTTAACCTCGTATTTATCCCCGACCGAGTCAACCCGAAGAAAATCTATATAGAACCCTTTAACGACTATATGGCCACAGGGGACAAAAAGGACTGGACCAATAAGATAGACCTCGGAATGGATATTAACGTTACCCCTACTTCGGACCTCCAGAAGAAGCGGTACGTATGGACCCACTCCGAAGGGGAGGACCTCGTAAACGTGGTATTTAAGAACTCAACCTCCCGCGTTTACGGACAGCACGAAATCTTAGACCCTGCGAACGACTTCGCCACCGGGGAAGAAATTATAGAATCGGGTTTCGCTCCGTTCGTTACCTCTCTGATTCCAGACACTCCACTGAATATCCTCCGGCTGATTTCTGCGGAGGCCGCAGACGACGTTTCGTTACCTGAAGTAAAGGCGCGACTGGCTTTCTGGAACGGGCAACTGGACGCAAGTATCCTCGTAGACAATTTAGGAACGTCGGTAGCGAACGACCTGCCTTTCTTCGGACAGTTCGACACGAACAACACGCAAGATGCGGACGTACCTACCGACTCGCTTATGTTCGGTATCGAACTTCCGTTCTTCGATATTACCGCGAACCCCTACGACACGCTCTATAACAAGTACTGGCAACTATACGCGAACCAGTTGTATTCTTCGGATGCGCGGATACTTACGGCTACGTTCCGCCTAGAACCCTACGACCTCTCTACGTTCGAATGGAGCGACAAAATTTATCTTTTTGATACGTACTGGAGGGTTATAGAAATATCGGGATACGACCCGACCACAGAAGGGACGGTAACGGTTACTCTTCTCAAGATTCTCGGAACCATTCGGGACTGTACGTACCTCCCGTCTACAGGACGTACGGGGCGAATTGAGTTTACCACGTCTACCGGGTCCAGTATCTTCACCGTAAATAGGACCTGCTGCGAACGGTACGGATTTATCTACGACGCAGGTACCGCCTACTGTTACCAGCCATGAAAACTACAGAGTTCCCCGACTTCGGAAAGTTTAAGGTAAAGGGATGCAAAGACTTCGGTTATATCATAGATGCGTTTCACCTACTGAAGGAACCGCGCCGCCCGCTTTGGCATAGGATTGTGGATGCGGTGCTGGCGTTTATAGTCTTCTTCGGGTGGTACGGCGGAATAGTGTATATCCTTTATAGAATCTTCCATGGCTAAGAAAGGGGGCGAGGTAGTAGTAGACGTATCGGCGAATACCTCGAAGCTAGACGCGGCCCTCGATGCCGCCGAACAGAAATTCGATGACCTAGGTACTACCGGGAAAGGTGCGCTAGAAGGGCTCGACGGGTTAACGGGTGGACTGGCTTCTAATATCTACAAAGGGGTTCAGTCGGTCGGGGCTATGACTAAGGGGATGGGCCTTCTAAAGGTCGCCCTTATTTCTACCGGTATCGGGGCCATTGCGGTAGCGGTAGGAAGCCTTGCGGCCTACTTTACCCAGACAGCGGAAGGGGCTGCTATGTTGCAAGTAGCTACCGAACAGCTAGGGGCTATCTTCCAAACGATTATTCAAAGGGTCGCGGATTTAGGCGGCGCTATCGTTAAACTATTTCAGGGAGACTTCAAAGGAGCAGCGGCAGACGCAAAGGCAGCGGTTACGGGAATCGGCGAAGAAATTAAAGAGGTCTCGGCTGCACAGGCGGAGTTAACGCGAGCGACTCAAGCCCTAGCCAGAGCACAGAACTCCGTAACGGTTGCAACGGCAAAGAATAGGGCGGAAATTGAACGCCTGAAAGGGGTTTCAGACGACACCACGAAATCCATTAACGAGCGTATCAAAGCGGCGGAGCAGGCTTCTACCTTGGAAGCTAAGTTGCTTTCGCAAAGGCTGGGCAACGCCAACACGGAACTACGTATCGCGAGGCAGTCACTACACGGAAGGCAGGCAAGCGCAGAAGAAGCCAAGAAACTAGCAGACCTCGAGGCAGAGGTTTACAACCTGCAAGCGGAATCCTCGACGTTACAGACGGAATTACGCAATAAGTTAAACGGACTTCGGGCGGAGCAGAGGGCGGCCGCTGCGGAAAGGAAAGAACAGGAGGCAGAAGCAAAGGCAGAAAGGGAACAGGCGGCACTAGATGCACAGGAGGAAAGAAATAAAGAGTTACAGGACCTCAAAGCCCTGAATTTCGAACTACAGAAGCGGGCGCGTTTAATTGGAGAAGCAGCACAGAAGCAGTTACAGACCCAAAACCAAGTAAATAAGCAGTTAATACAAGGCAATTACGACTATCTGAATACACAAAGAGAATCGGAAAATAATTACCTGCACGATTACGCGAATATCCAAAAAGACAAAGCAAAGGCGGCGGTTTCTTTTGCTACCGGAACGCTGGAGGCTATCAACGCGCTAAACGAAGCGTTTACCAAAGGAGACGAAAAGAGGGCCGAACGCAACTTCAAGATAAACAAGGCTATTTCTATGGCCTCTGCGATTATGAATACCGCCGAAGGTGTTACCGCAGCCCTTACCGATAAAACCCAGCCCTCGACTATCCTGCGAATTATTCAAGCGGCATCCGTGGCGGCTATGGGTATTGCACAAATTGCAACGATTAGCAAACAGAAGTGGCCACCTTCGGACGAAATGGCGAATATGAACACGGCTGGCGGAGGCGGAGGGGGTAAAAGAACAAGCTAGCCTAGTAGGATAATGGAAATTTTCGAACTCGTAATCGACGAACAAGCCGACGCGTACGGCATTCAGGCGATTTCTTTGGTGGCAGAACCTGCTATCGAGGCGGACTGGGTCGCCCTTTCTACCCAGTACAACTTCCAAACGACCGACAAAGAACGGCGCGTGGTTATGGGTCCGGCCCTCATCCCAGACAAACCGATTTACCGGCGGAAAGACGAACAGGAATTCCATATCTGGTTCTCGAAGGAGACCGTACGCAAAGCCATGGAACTCTATTTCAAGGCAGGCAACCAGAACCGCGCTACCCTCGAGCACGAAGTTCCCTTAAATGGAACTACGGTTATCGAATCGTGGATAGTCGAAGGGGAACAGGATAAGAGCCGCATGTACGGTATGAATGTTCCACGTGGAACGTGGATGGTTTCCATGAAAATCGATTCAGACGCTATCTGGCAGGAATGGGTAAAAGAGAACCGAATCAAAGGCTTCAGTATCGAAGGGATGTTCACGCGGAAAGTCGATTTATCGGCGGATTCGTTCCTCGGAGAACTCGAAGAAATTCTAGAGGACGTGCGGGCGGAGGTGGCTTCTGTCAAGAAATGACCTTCCAAATAGTTAAACCCTTAAACCCTATAACTCAATGAACATTAACCAAAGAGTTGCGGCCCTGTTTTCCAAGTACAGCGCCATGCTGTCGGAGGAGAAGGTCGCACTGGCTACTGCTATCCTCGAAGGAGGGCAGGAAATCCAAACCGAAGCCGAGGAGTGGGCTATCGGCGTTCCCGTTTTCGTCGTGAATGACGAAGGCGAACAAATCCCGCTCCCGGACGGAGACTACACCCTCGAGGACGGAACGAAGTTCGTCGTAACGGATGGCGCTATCGCAGAATGGATGGCCCCAGAAGTCGAGGAGGTAGAAGAGGCGAAAGAAGAAGAGGAGAAGATGAGCGAAGTTCTCACCCGCGAAGAAGTCCAGTCTATGATTTCGGAGGCTATCAAGTCGATGAGTCAAGAACTGAAGAAGATTAACAAGGCTATCGCAGAGCGCGACGCGCAAATCGAGAAACTCGGAAAGACGGCTACCCCGGCAATCCGTAAGGCCCCAGTTCAAAAAGAGGTAAAACCCCTCAACCTTTCTAACCACTCCGTAGCGGAGCGTGTTGCAATCATTCAAAACCACTTTATGCAGTAATCATGGCAGATGCTTCAATCACCAGTAACTACGTAGGGAAACAGGCGCTTCCCTATGTAGCCCCCGCGATTCTCGCCGCAGACACAATCGCGAACAATTATGTCACCGTACTGAATAACGTCCGCGGACGTGCTCAACTGCGGAAGTTCTCCGGTAGCCAAATTCAGGCTGCTACTTGCACGTTTACGACGGGTACGGCTTTGGCTTTGTCCGATGTGGCTCTGTCTTTGACGGACCTCCAGATTAACGACCAAATCTGTAACAAAGACCTCCACATGGCGTGGGAGTCCGAGCAAATGATTGGTGCTGGGGCTCCGGCTCCTGCGGACATGAAGGCAGGCGCTGCACAGTACGTCGCAAAGCGTGCCGCAGAATCTATCGAATTCAATATCTGGCAGGGTAACTACAACATCGACAGCGGTTCGGTTACAGGTGCTACCTACACCGCGTTCAACGGTCTGCTCCGCCAAATGGTTTTGGCTTCCCCGACCTATGAAGCAAACTTGACGGGTGCTTTGACTTCTGCGAATATCCTTTCGAAGTTGTCGGCCCTGACCACGACCCAATGCCCGCCGGTTTTGCGCGGTAATTACGACGCGGTTATCTACATGAGCCGCGCTACGAAAGCCCTGTACTACACCGCTCTCGCAGGTACGGCACAGTTGGCTTACCTCGCAGAAGGTTTGGCCGACAAGTACGCGGGACACCGCGTAGTGGTTCCCGCTGGTTTCCCGGATGACACGCTTTTGATTTCGAAGGTTGAGAACCTGTACGTAGGTACAAACCTCCTGACCGACCTCACCGAGGCCGCGGTTCTCGACCTCATCGGAGTGACGGGAGACGATGTTACCCGCGTTATCATGAAGTTCGCTTTCGGTACGCAGGTAGTAGACCACGATTCGTACGGCTTGCTCCGTCGGACCACCTAATAGAAACCCGATAGAAGGAGGGGGCTAATAGCCCCTTCCTTTTGTCTTTAATCCCAAAATCAATGGCTTGTAATATCACAATCACGGGACGGGGATACCCCTGTAAAGACGCTATCGGGGGTGTACGTCGCTTCTGGGTTAAGGCTTTCGACCCGGACGGCTCTAACTGGGGCACGGTTACTGCGGGTGCTCTCGCAGGTGCGGCGGAGGCAATTACCGTCTACTCTTTCCAGTTGACGAAGAACACCGCTTCGTTTGTCCAGACCATTAACGCGTCTATGGAGACGGGGAACGTCTTCTATTCGCAGGTTCTCGAGGTCACGATTCCGAAGATGGAAGCGGCCGTTAACGCCGAAATCGCAGACCTCGTGAAGACGCGTCTGTGCGTTATCGTGGAAACCGCAAACGGAGAGCGTTTGGTTATGGGTCTTCTCAACGGCGTAGACGTTACCGGAGGAACCCGCAAACGGAGAGCGTTTGGTTATGGGTCTTCTCAACGGCGTAGACGTTACCGGAGGAACCATTACTACCGGAACGGCTGCGGGCGACCTGCACGGCTATACTTTGACGTTTACGGCGGAAGAAAAGGCACCCGCTCCGGTCCTTTCTGCTACGACGAATATTACTTATACTTCGGAGACGTAAAGGTTTGTTTTCTTGGTTAGGATAGGGCCGGGGTCTTCCCGGCCTTTTCTTTGCTATATGGTTAACGCTGGCATGGCCTGCCTTCCCGAACGGTGGCCCGCCTCCAAAGAGGCTATATTTTCCCTAAAGGGACAGGTACGACAGTTGTATATCTACTGGGCGGACGAATCTTTCCCGCTCGATTTAGAAACGGACTGGATAACGCTTACACACGGACCGAACCGAGGCGACTTCTCTAAACTGGCTCACGTGCCGGGTGACTTTATTTCGTGCGACGACGACCTCATATACCCGCCTACGTACGTAGAAGATTTCTTAAAATATTCGGGGGCCTTCCCGAATGCTATCCTTACCCACCACGGCAAAGAGGTACACGGACACGAACCGAAGGCCGTAGCGCACTGCCTCCGCGCGAACCCAGACACGAAACGCGTAGACGTTCCGGGGACTGGGGTTTCGTTCTATCCTGCGACTATCTACGCGGCCTTGCTCGAAGGTCTCGAATACGACTGGAACTGCCTTGATATTTTGGTGGGTTCTTGGATGCGGAAGAACGAGGTAAAGGCCTACGCCCTCCCGCACAAAGAAGACTATTTCGGCTATATCCCTCCGCCGGAGGGGTTGACTATCTGGGACCTTCACCACCACAACTGGCCACGCCTATACCGTATTTACTTCCCATGAAAATAGCCCTTCATATCCCCGTCTGGAAGCGCGTAGAACTTACGCGGGCCTGCTACGTAGGCCTTCAGAGAATCCAAAAGGAGTTCCAAGAAAACGGCGCCGAACTGGTTCCCTATATCGCGGTTTCGGAAGACGAACACGAGCAACTCGCACAGGAATTCGGATGGAACTACAAGTGGTTCGCGAACGAACGACTGGGAACAAAGAATAACGAGTTACTGGACTGGATGCGGGATTTCTCGTGGGACTTTATGCTCCAGCTAGGTTCGGACGATTTTATTCTACCGGGAGGCGGGGCGCATATCGTAGAACTGATGAAAGAATACGAGTTCGCGGGATCTAGAAATATCTACATGTTCCGAGCGGACACCAGAGAGGGCACTTTGTTTCGGGGTTACGCTTCGGGGGCCGGTCGCTTTATGGCTAGGCGTTTGGTAGATGCAGTCCCGGTTATGGAGAACTACGACCTCGATGAAGTAGTACCCGAAGCACACCTAATCCCTCGAGATGTTGTACTTAAACTCGAATAGCGGTAACCAGAACATCTACCTCACGCTTCAGGACGCGGGGCGGGATTACACGTACACCCATTACCTGTTTAAGCTGGTACACCGGATGACCCTCGAAGATTTCTATTTCGTGGGTTACGTGATTAACGATAATCCGAGGTATACGAAGATTCAGGTAGCCACGAACGCGACTACGACGAATAACGTCCTTTTGACGGAGACCGGGGATTACGATTATTTCGTCTATGCCCAGAACTCAAGTACCAATAAAGACCCAAATAACGCGGCGGTTGTAGCTTTAATCGAGCAGGGTACCTTGCGCGTTCCGGGGGCGGGTATTGTAAGCCTCCCTACTATCACTCTCGAAGATAACGTACTGTTCTATGGCAACGAATAAAATCGAAAACGTCCAACTCAAGACGTACGAAGCTAGGTCCTACCGCGAACACGCAAAAGGGGACTGGGTCAAGTACGGAGACGATAACCTATTCCCTAACTATCTGGTAGACCTCTACCATTGCAGCCCGACGCATAACGCGTTATGTACGACTATAGGGATGATGATTTACGGGGAGGGCTTCGAGCCCGCGGACCTAAACGCGAAACTGCTCGCGGCACAGTGGGACCTGAATTCGGAACTCCGGAAGTGCGCTATCGACCTAAAGATTCAGAACGGTTTCGCTCTCGAAGTGAACTGGAGCGTAGACCGAACGGTAATTGCAAACATTAGCCACCTTCCGTTTGAGAAAATACGTTCGGGGGTCTGCGACGAAGAGGAGGTAGTACAGTGGTATTACTACTCGCGTGACTGGAGCGACTCCAGACAGGAGCCGGAAGCTATCGCACGCTTTAACCCAGAGACGAAGAACGAGTACCCGACGCAAGTTCTGTATGTAAAGCCGTTTTCGGTAGGGTCTTACTATTACCCAAAGCCCGACTATATCGGGGCAATTAACTATATCGAACTCGAGAAGGAGATTTCGGTATTCCACATCAATAATATAAAGAACGGTCTTTCTCCTTCGTTCGCGATCCACTTTAAAAACGGTATCCCCTCCGACGAAGAGCGCCGCGAAATTCGTCGGGACATCGAAAGGCAGGCCGCCGGAGCACAGAACGCGGGTAAGTTCTGGATGACCTTTTCCGATGAACCGGACCGCGCCCCGACTATCGAGGCGTTTACCCTTTCGGACGCGGACAAACAGTACCAGTTTCTTTCGGAGGAAACCACGGCGAAAATTATGATAGGCCACCGAGTCACTAACCCGCAGATGTTCGGGGTTATGGTCGCGGGCAAACTAGGGGGCGGGAGTGAATTAGAGGCCTCTATGACCCTTTTCGAGCAGCAGGTAATCAACCCCTACCAGCAGGTAATCGAGGAGGCCGTTAAAACGCTCCTAAACGCTTCGGGAGTGGATTCTAGTTTGGTAGAACTTTCGGAAGAACACAACCTCGACGGGATAGCGGACTACCTCGAAGGACTGGGGGAGCAGATGGGCGACGACTGGGAGTTAATCGATGAGAGGGAAGTAGACTACGACCGGGAAGAAGAATACGACGCGCTGTGGACGTTTGCGCGTACGCTCCGGAATAACCCGTCGGCAAAGAGTTCGCAGGATAACGAAATCGTTCGGGTACGGTACGCGTACGCTCCTACGACCCTCGCAGACGGACGGAGC